CCATGCCTGGCTGGAACGCCGCCAGGTGCCCCGATGACCACCTGGTTGCCCCACGCCATCTACCCCGAGTCTGTCAGGGGCGACCTGGGCCGGACCGTGTGGCGCTGCGGCACCTGCCGCCGTCGCATCCACCTGCGCCGATCCGCCCGCCGCGGGGCCAATGGCTGGGCACACAACCCGAGGCCCCGCCGATGACCTGGTACTGCACCTGGTGCGGCAAGCCCCACGACCCCGACAGCCGCCAGAACGGCTACGGCGCCTACACCCAGCCCGACCAACGCTACGCCCTGGCCGAGTGCCACGGCACCAGGCGGACCCTGATCCAGGACAAGGCCCAGGCCGAACTGGCGTCCAGGACGATGGGCAAGTACCGTAAGCCCAGCCAACGGGAGCCGGTCAAGGCCGACCAGTTCGGCCCAGGCTACAAACCCCCTGTCAGCACGGAGGACGACCCCGATGTTCACCCCGACGCCGCGGACCTGTGACTACCACGACTGGCCCCTGGTCCAGGGCGGCTACCACCTGGGACCCGAGGACCCCGAGGGCATAGACGGGCGGGCCAGGGTGCCCTGCCCGAGGATGGTGCCCTGCAAATGCACCTGCTGGCCGGACGGCTGCCCGTTCCTGGCCGAGGACCCCTGGCTGCGGTGTGAACCCTGCCGGACCGACCACCCCCACGGGCTGCAGGGCCAGGTCATCGTCGGCCACCTGTACCCCGACATCCAGCGATGACCGTCGCCGTCCAGGGCGCCCTATGCGGCCCCAGGCAGCCCCTGCGAGTCCTGAAGGTCCAGGCCGAGCCAGCCCGCTGGTGCTACGGCGAACGCCGCCGCCAGCCCGGCACCTGGACCCTGTACGCCGACGGCCCCGATGCCGACGGGATGCCGTCCTGGTACGAACCCTGGTGGCGGTACGCCTGCCAGGGCTGTGGCAAGGACCGGCGGTGGCTGGGGTGAAGTCCCGCCTGGACCGGCCCCTGGTGTGGTTCCTGGTCCCGTTCGCCCTGGTGGCCTTCGCCGTCGTCATCGGCGCCCTGGTGGACGCCATCCGGTGACCTACTGGGCGCTGACCAACCCCTGGGACCCCGACGACCCGAACCGGGCCTGTTTCACCTGCGGGGCGCCGCCTGGGGGCCGGTTCCAGGACGGCAGCCCCCGCTACCCGGACTGCCACCACCGGCCCGTGTACCCGACCGACCTGCCCCCCGGCTGGACGCCCACCATCGGGGTGCGGGTGACCATCACCCTGGCGCCTGGCGACCTGGCCAAGGCCAGGGCCTGTGTGGACACCCTGGTGGCGGATCGGAAACAGCGGGGGCTACAGCAACGGTTCGGCGCCAGGACCCTGTCCGAGGCCGAGCGGTACGCCAACGACCTGCTGGGCGCCCAGGGCGAAATCGCCTTCGCCCGGCTGACTGGCCTGCCCTGGAAGTGCCGAAGCGGTGCCGGGAAGCCCGACGTAGGCGCCTATCAGGTTCGGACGGTCCGCGAGTCCCACCACAAACTCATCATCCACCCCGAACACCCGGCCAGCCCCATCGTCCTGATGGAACGCCGCCCGGCCAACCAGTACGCCCTTGTCGGCTGGCTGTCGAACTCCCGGTCCGCCCTGCGCCCGGAGTGGGCCTTCGACCCGCGGGGGGCCGGGGTCGCCTACTTCATCCCGCGGAACGTCCTTCGTGCCCCGCAAACCCTGCCCGAACTGGCGTCCAGGGTGTAGGCTGCGCCCGCTAGCGAAGCCCACCACCTTCGGAGGACAGCATGTCGGTATCCAAGGCGCCCTTCACCGCGGTCATTGACGCGCCCATCGGCGCCGACGGTGCCACCGCGACCCTGACCAGCCCCATCGGCGTAGCCCCGTTCGACGGGACCGTGACCGCCGTGGAGTACATCCCGACGGCGACCCTGACCGGGGCGGACACCAACAGCCGGACCATCAGCCTGTTCAACCGCGGGCAGACGGGCGCGGGCGCCGTGTCGGTGGCCAGCAAGGCCTTCACCGCGGGTGTCAACGCCCCGGCCAACGACAGCACCGCCATCACCCTGTCGGGCACCCCGGCCAACCTGGCCGTGGTCGCCGGGGACGTCCTGGACGTCGAGTCCCTGGCCGTCGGCGGATCGGGCCTGGCCCAGCCGGGCGGGATCATCCGAGTCAGCATCAGCCGGTCGTAAGCACCCGGGGGACCCCCTGGGGAGCAGGGGGGTGGGCAGCGGGCCTGGGCGTGGTCATCGCCAGGCCCGTTCCCCGGGCAACCCGAGGGCACCGTGAACCGAGCCGACACCATCGCCAAACTGCGGCGCCTGGCCGCTGACCCTGGGGCCACCGAGGCCGAACGGGAAGCGGCTGCCAGGAAGGCCGCCCAGTTCGAAGCCCAGGCCCAGGGCGCCAGCCCGCCCCCACCCAGGCCGCCCGCGCCGCCCATCGCCCCAGCACCGCCCCCGCCGCCCGAGGGCTGGGTGTGGGCCAGGATGGTCGTGACCCACACCTGGAACGGCGAGTCCTACAACACCACCAGCACCGTGTCGGGCACCGTGTGGGTGGGGCTGGACCGATGACCGGGGCCGACCGCCGTGAGCGGGCCGAGGCCCTGCTGGAACTGGCCGAGGCTCACGAAGCCCTGTTCGCGGACGGCTGGGACGACGCCATCGTGGGCCTGGCCACCCAGTACACCAGGGCGCCCCTGGTCGTCTACGACGTCGAGGTCATCATCGCCACCCTGATCGAGCGGGACGGCATGGACCTGGACGACGCCTGGGACTACCTGGCCCACAACATCGCCGGGGCCTGGATGGGCGACGGCACCCCGCTGTTCCTGGAACGGGTGGACCGATGACCCTGGACCCTGACACCACCAACGCCACCGGGTCCTTCACCCTGCCCCCGCCGGACCCCCTGGCCTGCCGGAAGTGCGGGTCCGAGGCCATCGCCACGTCCTGGCACCTGTCGGACAACGACTGCCCCTACCAGGCCCGCTTGCGGGACGCCGGGGAACACCTGCACCGGACCTGCCGGACGTGCGGGTTCTACTGGGCGGACGCTACCCTGGACGCCTGATGCTGTACGCCGACGGGGTCAACGCGGTCGCCCGGCCCCTGGCCGAACGCGACTTCCAGCGCCAGGTCATCGCCTTGGCCCGGCTGCTGGGCTGGAAGGTGTACCACCCCCACCTGTCGAAGTGGTCCGAGCGGGGCTGGCCCGACCTGGCGATGGTGAAGCCGCCGCGGCTGATCCTGGCCGAACTGAAGCGCGACGGGGCGAAGGCCACCGACGCCCAGGCCGAGTGGCTGGCCCTGCTGGGGGCCTGCCCTGGGGTGGAAGCCTACCTGTGGCGCCCCGAGGACTGGGACGCCCTACAGGCCGTCCTGGAAGGCCGCCATGGCCGGACCTAGCGCCAACCGGGGGAAGGGGTCGAAGCCCGGGCCAGGGCGGCCACCTGGCGAAATGCTCCGGGGCAGCGGCACCGCCCGGGTCCGTACCCCCGCCGTCGCCACCGCCATCCTGCTGGCCCTGGGCAAGGGCCAGTCCCGAACGGCAGCCGCGGCGGTGGCGGGCATCCACCGATCCACCCTGTACGACTGGACCCGGGAGGACCAGGCCTTCGCGGAAGCCTGCGACGTGGCCGAGGCCAGCGCCGAAGCGATGGTGGCCGAGGCCCTGCTGGCCAACGTCCTGCTGGACTGGAAGGCGGCCCTATCCTGGCTGGAACGACGACGACGCGCCGACTGGCGCCCACCCAACGCTGCCACGGAGGCAAGTGGACCTGATGCAGGCCCAGCAACCCTGGACGACGCCCGAGGACGTATCGCCCGCGTACTGGATCAGTACGCTGCCACCGTATCGTCGCCGTCGGGTGCTGGCCAGCCTGACACCGACTGAAGCCGAGGCCCTGTGGTGGGACTGGGAATGGTGGTGGGCCAGGCCTGACCAGCGCCTGCCGAAGGGCAACTGGCGGACCTGGCTGATCCTGGCCGGGCGCGGCTACGGGAAGACACGGACGGGGGCCGAGGCGGTCCGCACCTGGACCCGGTCGTACCCGATCATCCACCTGATCGGTCGCACCCCTGCCGACGTCCGGGACGTCATGGTCGAAGGCCCGGCGGGCATCCTGGCCGTGACCCCGCCAGCCGACCGCCCCGACTACCAGCCCACCAGGTCCCGCCTGGTGTGGCCCAACGGGGCCGTCGCCCACACCTTCAGCGCCCAGGAGCCGGACGCCTTGCGTGGCCCCCAGGCCTATAAGTTGTGGGGCGACGAAGTGGCGTCCTGGCCGAACCCCATGGCCTGGGACAACGCCATGCTGGGCCTGCGCCTGGGCGACAGCCCCCAGGCCATCGCCACCACGACCCCCAAGCCCAAGGCCCTAATCAAGCGCCTGATGAACAACCCCCGCAACGTGGTCACCCGGGGGTCCACCTACGACAACGCGGTCAACCTGGCGCCCGCCTTCCTGGACGACATCCGGGCCGCCTACGAAGGCACCGCCATCGGGCAGCAGGAACTGTACGCGGCGGTCCTGGACGAAGCCCCTGGCGCCCTGTGGAAGCGGGCGCTGTTCGACGCCTGGCGGGTCACCCAGGCCCAGGCCGACGACGTGTTCCCCGACCTGGGCAAGGTGGTCGTGGCGGTGGACCCAGGGGCCAGCACCGGGGAAGGCGCCGAAACGGGCATCATGGTCATCGGGGCCACAGCCGCCCCCTGGCAGACGCGCCAGGCCTACGTCCTGGCCGACATGACCGTCCGGGCCAGCCCTGACCTGTGGGCCACCCAGGTCGCCAACGCCGTGCAGTCCTGGGAAGCCGACTACGTTGTGGCCGAGGCCAACCAGGGCGGGGAAATGGTGCGGACCGTCCTGCGGACGAAGATACCCAGCGTCCGCATCCAGTTGGTCCACGCCAGCCGCGGGAAGCGGGCCAGGGCCGAGCCGGTGGTGGCCCTGTACGAACAGGGCCGGGTCCACCACGTCGGCGTCCTGGAAGCCACCGAGGACCAATGCTGCACCTGGGAGCCACACGAAACCCCCGAGTCACCGGACCGCCTGGACGCCCTGGTGTGGGGCCTGACGAACCTGATGCTGGGGCCGGATCGGACGATGCAGACGACCGCCTAGGGGCTACACTCGCCACCGGGCGCGAACGGAGGACCCATGGTCGCCATCCTGGACGGAATCAAGGACGAAGCCGAGCAGCAAGCCCTGGACCGTGCCCTGTATCGCCTGGCCGACCGCCAGGCCGCGGACCACCTGTGGCGCGACTACTACCACGGCGACCACCGCCTGGTGTTCGCCACCGAGAAGTTCCGCACCACCTTCGGCGCCCTGTTCGAAGCCTTCGCGGACAACCTGTGCCCCGCCGTGGTGGACAGCCTGTCCGACCGGCTGATGATTGACGCCTTCAGCGGCGACGACGCCAACCGGGAGCGGGCCTGGGACGTCTGGACCAGGAACGCCATGGACCGGCGGGCTGGGGAGGTCCACACCGAAACGATCCGCCAGGGCGACAGCGCGGTCCTGGTGTGGTCCGACGACCAGGGCCAGGCCGTCCTGTACCCCCAGCGGGCCGACCTGATGACCGTGGAGTACGACGCCGAGGTCCCCGGCCAGGTCGTCCTGGCGGTGAAGGCCTGGAAGGTGATGACCAAGCCCGACGGGTCCGGGGGCCGGGTCCGCCTGAACGTCTACACGTCCGACCGGGTCCTGAAGTACATAACCAAGGGGCCGACCGCCAACCCCAGGTCCGCCCTGAACGCCGAGCGGTGGCTGGTCGAAGGCGAGGCCTGGCCGCTGACCCACGACCTGGGCCGGGTGCCGGTCATCCCGTTCGCCAACAACGCCGCCTTCGGGCAGTACGGCAGCAGCGAACTGCGGGACGTCATCCCCCTGCAGGACGCCCTGAACAAGTCGGTGGCCGACATGATGGTGGCCATGGAGTTCGTCGCCATGCCCCAGCGGTGGGGCATCGGGATCGAAGTGCCCACCGACCCCGAAACGGGCAAGCCCGTCGAGTCCTGGCGCCCTGGCGTGGACCGCCTGTGGACCACGGTGGCCACCGACGCCAAGTTCGGGGAGTTCCCCCAGGCCGACCTGGGCCAGTTCATCCGGGTCCAGGACAACTTCCGGGCCGAGGTCGCCCGGGTCAGCGCCACCCCGTTCCACTACCTGATGCTGACCGCCGGGGAGTGGCCCAGCGGGGAGGCGATGAAAACGGCGGAAGCCCGGTTCGTGGCCAAGGTCCGGGACCGCCAAATGGCCTTCGGCCAGGCCTGGTCCGAGGTCATCGCCCTGGCCCTGCAGGTCGAGGGCACCGCGGACGCCTACCTGGAACCCGACTGGCGGGAGGCCGCGCCGCAGTCCGAAAAGGACCACCTGGAAACCCTGAAAATCAAGTCCGAACTGGGGGTCCCGAACACCCAGTTGTGGAAGGAAATGGACTACACCGAGGACCAGGTGGCGGAAATGCAGGCCGAGAAGGAAGCCAACCGGGCGACCCTGGCCGATAACATGGCGGGCCTGCTGAACGCGGG